TCCATTTTTCAATGCTTTGCGGTTCCCTGAAATAATTTCCTGAGATAGAATCTTGTAGGCAATGTCCTTCCTGAATTCTAAGGTCCAAGATCTCAAAATTCTTGCAATGTCGATTGAGTTGTGACCAGCTCGCTTTTCAATTAAGTTATGACCACTTTCATCCAAGCATGCAGCAATGCATCCATTGCATGCAAAGGTGCATAAATCCTTTCCAGATTTGCCAGCAGGCGACAAGTAAAGGCCCAAACTGTCAAACCCTTGCAAAGAACCTTTCACAAGTTTTTGCGAACTATTCACGCTTGCAAAGTAGGAAACGCCTACGGCTTCCAATAGAGCTGATTTAGACTGCTCTACTTCAATGGATTCGAGCTCGGATTGAGCTTGCAATCTGAGTTTAAGCTTTTCCACTGGCAAGGTTGCAAGCAGGTAAGATCGAGCGATATTTTTAAGAGTATTCATAAGGATTTTTAGAGTTGTCCAACTGGTTCGTTCCAGTGAACACAAACACAAAATCACGAAATGCAGTGTAACGTCAATAAATATTTTAAACTATTTTTTTACCCTTTAGGGTACATTCTCACATTTCACCCTCAAATACACCAATGCAATCAAAATACTATCACTCTTAAGCACAACTCTCAGCCCCCACCAACGCACGTACGTAACTTATATACTTGACACACCATTTTTCCAACCCCACATTTACCCCTATTGATCGTCTTCTTACCCCATTTGTCGACTTACCAGCCCACGTCGACGGAATAGGTCAAGCCAACTATTCCCAAAAGGATAAAGCTAATCGACTACATGCAGCTCCAGCAGATAACCAAGCAGATCACAGGATAAGGATACAAGCCAAGTGTATAGGTTGAGTGTATAGTGCAGGGATGCAGGATACAATATTCAGGCCATAGGATAAGCCTAACCAATCCCAGTCTTACGTTCCCAGAATCCACGCTACCTACTGACTAAACACGCATCCACGTAACCTTACAGACCGCACGCTCCATCAGGTTACACGCATCACCGACGGACGCACACAGCCCAGAGTTACACGCCTGGCATCGGCACGCAGGCAACTTACTGACCGCACGCCATTAAGTTACGCATCACCCACGCAGCCTAGTTACGCAGGGGGAGGGGGGCGTACGGGGTCGCTCGCCTGTTTTTATTATAAGCCTGACTACCCCCTCGTAAAAATAGTGGTATAATTGAGTCTCTTCACAGCACCAGGTCTTCAATGTGAGCGATGGCAATGGTCAGGTCGTCGATCTCGCCTTTGAGAGTGCTTAGTTTCATATGTGTGTAGCAGTCGCCTGTGTCTTCCATTTTCTTAAGTTTGTCCTGGCGTACCTTTATGCAGCCTTTGAGGATAGTTGCGGCTAGTTGTAGTTCAGTATTATTCATGTTTCTGTGTAGTTAATCAGTCTGCAATTAGGTGGAATCTTTGCCACTTCCATCCATCGGCAAGTTCATCACGTTCCTCTAGTTCTTCTTCCGAGGTTATGAAGCGATCCATTTCCACCTCTCCGGTTTTAGTAAGTACTGGAACCCATATATGCAGGTTGTAGTTTTTGTTGTGTTCTAGGCTATTGGGTAAGTATTGCCTATGCCATAGTTCTTTTGCTTTGCTCATGTTTCTAGTCCTGAAGTAATAAAGCAGTTAGCACGAGTAGTTATTACTGTTTTCCATCTTCTTGATTCTTTCCTGCTGCTCAATGCGATGCTTCTCTTCTATTGCCGCTTTTGCTTTGTTCTCTAGTTCACGCTCATACCAGTATCTCTTTTTGTAACCTTCATCAAAAGCGTGGGCACGTCCATTGATGTATGCGTTACGGGCGACTTCTTTAGTGGTTCCTGTGAGTTTGCTGCCACCGTATTCCCAGTAGTGTTCAAAGTTATCTAGTGTTTCTTTAGTTGGTTTTCTCATGTTTCTGACCTTTCCATAATAAGAATCTTCTTGCGGTGTCTCGGTTGATGAAGATGGCAAGTACTTCGTTATTGAGTAGGAGTATCCACTTGCCGTCTTGTTGGGTTACTTTCATTTAGTATCCTCCAGATTCTGTTGCTTCCCAGTCTTTCTCATCAACATACATTGCACCAGTCTCTAGGAAGTACCTAATTAAATCAATAAAGTCCTTAAAGTGCTCATCCTTACCACAGTGGCTGAACTCCTGCATGGCAGTAATCATGTTTTCACATTGGTCACTGATATAGAACTTTGGTCGGTTGTGGTAGGATAGTGGTTGTGTATCGTCCCAAGCGAGGAGGTCATTAATCTTGGCAACTCCTGGCTCTACCTCCCCACGATAGCAGGGGATCATATCAAAGCCACGTTCTGACATTTCAGAGAAGATGTCGGTTTGTCCGTCACCGATGGTAATCTTCTGGGTTCCGAAGCCAGGGTCACATACACGGATCTCTATCTCTTCGTCGCCTTCTAACTCAGTGAAGTGTTTTACCCATTGGTCAAATCCCCAACCGTTGGGTTTCTGTCCTCTACCTGGCTTGCCGATAGGTCTACCTGATGCGTTGGTGTGAGGTATTGCCCACTCGTCAGTGGGTGTTTCCCTATATACATACACAAGGCCTTCCTGAGTTACTGCAAACCAAGCGGCAACCCAAGGCTTGGTTCCACCAGGGTCGGTCACAAAGTAGCGGGTCGTTTTAATTGTTGGGTCTTTAATGAAGGGCAGGTCGTCATGTGCAATGACATTGACGTTTCGTTTGAAGCCAGGGAACCTTCCATACTGCGAGTTGGTAGGTACACCATAGAGTCTGGCAAGCTTATCCTCCAGTGGTCGGTTCTTATACATCTTCACCAACTCGTGGGAGTCAATGAAGGGGTTGTCTTCTGTCCACCAGTAGAAGATTTTGCAACTATCCCATGTTTTGCATGTTTGCTCAACAGGTAGATCCATGTTCAGGAGTTCTGAGTAGCGGGTCTTGGTTGTCTCAGCTCCACGTAGTAGCTCATTGATAAGTGGTGTCCATCCCTTCAATGTGGTAAAGGTTAGGATCAACCTGCCGTGAAAGTCAGTGAGACGTGGTATCATTGTTTCAAACAGCTTCAGAGGAGCCTCCTCATCCAAGTGAATCAAGTGGGCGTTCCATCCTTCAGCTACCTGTGAGTCTGCAAGGTACTGTGTATAGTACTTAAAGAAGATACTGCTACCTTCTACTACATCAGGGTCACTACTTGGTAATATGCAGGTGCTACCACTAAACCCGTTCTTCTGTGAGTAGTTCAGGGAAAAGTTCTGTCCCTTCTTTTTGTTTTGCTGCTTATACGCCATTGGCAGACTGTCCCATATACCACGTTGAGTATCAACCACACTGCGTTCTTCATTGACGTGCCACATGTAGATTTTGGCATCAGGTATAGTCCGAGCCGCATGGACAGATGCACGATGAGCGTAAAACGATTTTCCGGCCCGATTTCCAGCCCAAATGACTATTATCTTGGTATCTCCCCATGATTCCATGACTCGATTCCATGAAGGTAGAGTCCATCCAGCAGAAACTGGATCTTGGATTGCTGCTTCTGGTTGCTTCTCGAGTATATCGTAGACTGTCTGTAACTCAGCGTCAGACATACTGGCAATACGCTCAGGAGGGAGGTTAAGCTTAAGTTCACCCCTATCTATACGGAACCTGTCGTAGTCAAATGGTATCCCGAAATACGGGTCAATCTCATCGGTGTATGTTATCTTCCCCATATATTAGCTCTCTTTATAGTATTTGTGCCTCTACTCATTCTACATACCTTTGCTCTACCCAACCTGATGCCATTCTCACTGTGATTTTCTTTGCAGTTATTGTCACATGCTGGATGTCTGGGTCTTCTACTTCACCCTCATCGGCAAAGTAGACAAGCTGCACCTCTAACTGGAATTTATCAGGGTCTTGTGTTTCTTGTAGTGCTTTTTGAATATCAGTGTCAAGATCCCTCCAAGGCCCATATTTTTTATATTCTGAATGTGAGTGCCAATACGCTCCATTTAACTCAATGTAACCCTTATACTTCTCGATGAACCATTGAGGAAGTTCATGATCAAAGAACGGGTTTATGTTGCTAATTACTTGGTGTCTGTATCCCATTGCTTCACCTCCTGCTTCCTGTGTTTGTGTGTTCTGTTGGATTGGCAATAACCGCAATGGCCATGATTACGACATGACTTATCAAATCGCTTTGACTTACGGTATGGCTTGCGGTGTTCCTTGCCGTGTTGGATTGCTTTATCTAGTCCCATACATCAGATCTCTTTAACGTAATCTTCTTCCCACTCCCCGTAACGATCTATGACAGTTAATGGGTGGCCTGTAGCATTAGCTACGTGTTGAGCAAACTTCTTGGCATCTTGATAGGTCTTAAGAAGCGTCACCCCATTAACACGTTCTTCTGCCTCCCACCATTGATCATGCGTACATGTCTTCGGGGAGTCGGCTACAATTACTTTGTAGTAAGCTTTATCTCCCATCACCTAATTTCTTTCCAGTTTTTAAAGCGTGGTTCGCTAATTCCAACATATCAATCGTAGCCTGTTTTTCTTTAAGTTCATTCCGTAGTCGCTTGATAAGCTTTTTTTTCCTACGAAAGCCCTTGTGCATCTGTCGTGTGCAGGTCATGTAGCCAGCAACCATTATAGACCAAGTGCCGCCTTTTCGGATGGATTCTATTGGTGGTGCATTAGAACTTAGTTTAGATAGAGTTGTCATAGTTATATCTCCATCTTGCAACCTTTCCCACCATCTGCGATCTTGTCTAAAACTATTCATAGTGGTGTAATCTCTACTGCAATACCAGGGTGGTCTCCCCAAAACTTACTGAATACAATCTTGGCGAACTGACTGTCATCATGGACAAACCCAAGCCTCGTAAGAATGTCTTCTGGTATCTTTATTAGATTGGAGCAATCAGGACGGGTATCGCACCACATCCATTGCTTTTCTTTGTTGGACTTCTTCTCAGCCTTACGCCAAGGGTAGCACCAAGCCACATTTAACATCAATGGCCCTTCCATTGGTTTAGATGGTTTGTGCGGCATAAACAGGGCAGTCAATTCATCCTGTGCTTTCCTACCCTTACTACTGGCAAACTTCCCCACAAACTGAGTTCCGTCCTTACGTTTCATGATACGCATGGAACCTTGGTGTGTACTCTTGGGTGGAGTGCATTGAATAAAGAACTTCATCGTAGCAACCAGCAGACTATAAGTGTAGCAATCAATCCGAAAATCAATACCTCGGTCATAATAGACCCCTGACGTAGTACCGATCCCCAACCTTCTTAAGCACTACCCGCTGGCGATTACCACGCCACTTACCTTTCTTGCATTCAGCAGTAATGACTTCACCACTATCCAGCTCTACCCTGCGAAGGTACTGGTTAATAGGTAGTGCTACGATTGTACCACTTACTTGATCTTCCTCAAGCTTACGCATTGGAGGGGCGACCTTGGGCTTGATCGCCTCCTCCTTGCGTGATGAGACCTGTGAGGGGTGTGTGGAAAGTGTAGGTGCTTGCTTTTGCTTTGCTCTTTCTTCCAGCCTGTCAAATGCAGCAAGTAATCCCTGACTTGGTTTATTGCGGGAGATGTACCCATGTATAGTTGCAGGCTTTAATCCTGATTCTTCAGCCAGTTGTTTTACAGACCAGCGACTGTTCTTAAATGTTTCTTTGAAATTCATGTGTTTCCTTTTTGGAAATAGTTCATTCACCTTCTACTAAATCATCCAGCCAATCAGAGTCGAGTCCGGCAGGTGCTTTATATCCACACTCCCTGTCGCTCTTTAATGTCGGATCTGCTCTTGGTTTCCAGTATGGAAATACCTCTTGAAACTCCTTTATTGCGTCACGCACCATGCTAGGTGCATAGGTTGCACGTCCATTAGCATAACGCATCGCCATCCAGATTGTTTCTGTAAATGCGTGTTTCAGTTTCTGTATTTGTTCTTCTTTCTTCATAGTTTTCTATCCATAGTTAATACAAATGTTTTTGGCACAGATACTGGTTTATCCTTTATCCGCCAAGGTTTACTCCAGAAGTAATCATAGCCAGCAGAGGTTAGGTCATGGAGGGAGTGGTATTTCTTGCCGTCACTATCAAAGTATCCCGTGCGATTACAATAATTAATCACTCCCTTTGTGTCTAGTGGTTGCGGATCACTCATACTTCTTTTGGTAACATCCAGTGCGTGATACCAATATCAAAACCTATCTCATCCAAGAAGTTGTCTTCAGCGGCTTCATACCAAGCAGGGTTAAATCTGTCGTAGGCACTATTAGTCACAATTACATGTAGGTTTGTGCTAGGTCGCTCGGCAGATGCGTTATACCATTCCCCTCGGTCAATCTCTTGTAATGTTAGTTTCTTCATGCTTGTCTAATAAAACTAATCCAGCAAATGTGGATAGTGCAATTAGTATACTAATTATAATGATTTTACCTTCTTCCAATGTTATTTGTCCGGCAATATATATGATGGCGGATACAATTAATATTGTGATTGGAGCTAGAAGTAGATATGCCATATCCGCAAACGTCCATAATTCCCTACTCCTGTCAATAATAGAATTGACTTTTTTTACAACGGAACAAATAGCCGCAACCTATGGAAAACCTTATGGAACGGAGGGAGCATAAGCCCGCAGATCAGAATGAGTTCACAACCGCACTCGTAGGAAAGTCCCAAGGGTTATCACTTCAGCGTCAGGTAATGGCACTGATTGAAAAGACCAGTACACTTGATAAGGAAGCAGACAAGTTAGCTAAGAACAGCAAGCTTTCTCAAACCGAAGCACGTATGATGCTACAAGAACTGTGCGGGTATCCTGCCGATGAGTTCTTTCGTAGACTCGGCAATAAGATGGACTATGTAGTGGACAAGATGACGGACAGGGTTGCTAACAATATAGAGGAGATCCCAATCAAGGAACTACCCAAAGCACTTGTGGCACTTACCAACCTTTCACTCACCCTGAAGGGTAGACCATCTTCTATCTCACAGAAGCAGGAACTACGCATCGGTGGTAAGGATGTAGCACAGATACGTGCAGAGATGATGGAGTATGCCCGTGAAGACTACCAGAAGAAGCATCCAGCACCTATAGTAGTTCAAGAGGTCAAAGATGAATCTTGACGCTATACCTATAAGTTTATAGTAAAAGGCACATTATGGAGCAACTGTCGGATGAGGAATTGATCTATGCCCCTTCGGGCGAACCAGACGTAAGTTACCTGCAACAACTGTATCGCACTACGCAATCAGACCTTGCGGAGTGGATGGATCGCAGGCAGCATGATTACGACACACGTAACTGCATCTGGCAGGGTAAGTCTGATGACTTCCGCAAACACAACCGAGACTCCGAGACAGGGCAAGTATTCCCTTGGGATGGTGCAAGTGACCAGGAAGTTCCAGAAGCTGATGAAGCTATTGAGGCACGAGTAGATATGTATATGGCAGCACTTGAGCGAGCCAACATCGTAGCAGTACCTACCGAGATGAATGATGTGGGGCAAGCTGGAGTCAACTCCAACTTTATGCGGTGGCTTATCAATGCCAAGATGAAGGAGTATTATAGCGAAGCAGAACTTGCTGCCAACCATCTTGAAGAGAAGGGGCTATGCGTACAGTATGTGTACTGGAACTACAAAGAGGACTTACGCCAGAAAGAGATTAATCTTGATGAACTTGCCCAGCAACTCGGCCCATCTATGGATCAGTTTATGTCTGGCGAGATGGATGAGCAGTTGACCGCAACAATGGTGCAGGGTCTTAATGTCTCCGAGAAGAAGGCGGGTGCAATGATTCGTGAATTACGCACCAAAGGCTCCACTACTATCCACTACGCTGAAGCGATTACTAATCAACCTGCCGTCAGGACTCTTGCTCCAGACGAAGACTTCTTTGCACCAGCATGGACTATTGACTTTCAGGAAGTGCCTTACTGTTTCCATGTGGTTCACATGACCCCTGAGCAACTGAAGGATAAAGAGAAGAACGAAGAGTGGGATTCAGAATTTGTGGAGTCTGCGATTGAGCAAAGTGGGATACAAAACACTGGAGATGATATATACCTACGCCATCGTGACTCCACTTTCTTTTCTGAAGATACCAATGATGATACCATTCGTGTAATCTATTGTTACCAAAGGCTCATTGATGAGGATGGAGTGCCAGGTATATACTGCACCGTATTCTGCTATGGAGTTGAAGATAAGTACGGCAAGCATCAATTACTTGACTATCGCCACGGCAAGTATCCATTTATAGTTACTCCATTGGAACGCACCAGCAAAAGACTATACTCTTCAAGAAGTACCACAGAAAAGGTTGCCAGCAGACAGCAGGCACTAAAGGCGGAGACAGATTCCTTTATTGATCGCCAGTCAATTACCACTCTTCCCCCATTGATGCACCCAATTGGTAAGCCTCCCACACGTTGGGGGCCAGGTACTAAAGTTCCTGTATTGCGTCCAGACCAATATAAATATGCAGACACTCCCCGTTATGATGGAGGCTCAAGGGAAATTCGTGAATATTTAAAATCCAGCATCAACGCACAACTTGGTAGAGCTGGGCCAGAAACAGATCCAGTAGAGGCAGATGCTAAGAGGCAGAGACTTATTAATAAGTGGTTACGTCACCACACTCTCGTAATGGATCAGGTCTTTAGCTTGTATCAACAATTCGGGCCAGATCAGGAGTACTTCCGTGTGATTGGTGAGAATAACGTGCAACAGTACGAGAAGGGTAAACCAGGCGAGCGTTACGATTTCTGGGTAAATTTTGATGTGTTTACTCTTGATCCTTCCAAAGTAATTGAACGAGTGAAAGCCGCAGCAGATCTTGGAGGTGCATTGGATAAGCAAGGCACATTGGATACGCAGCAACTTCTCCAGTGGGCAATTACGCAACTATTCCCTGGTGCTGCCAACCAAGTATTACAACCTGTTGAGCAAGCTGCCGAGAAAGCGGTTGCCGAGGAGCGTAATACTATTGCAGAGCTTTCAAGTGGTATATTACCAAACGTCAGACCTAATGATGCACACCAAACCAAGATGCAGGTTTTGGTTGAGTGGATGCAGCAACCTGATATTCAGCAACGTATGCAGCAGGAGGAACCATTTAAGCAACGTGTGGAAACGCACTACAAGCAGTTGGAGTTCCAGATGCAGCAGAAGCAGAATGCAGTGATCGGCAGGACAGGTACGCAACCAACACAATTTGGCACAACACAACAAGGTGCTTAACTGTAATATGAAACATGGAATACACACCTAAAGAATTGGTGGTCGCTATTAACGACCTCAAACTAAACCATCACTTCCAGATATTCTGGCAGTTACTCAAGGACTCCAATGAGGAATCTGCTGAGTATGTAGCCAATCCAGTATTATCCAATGGTGGCGGCATGAATACCAGTGAGCATTTAATAAATACTGGTATCATGCGATGCTACCGAGATTTACTGAAGAAGATAGACAATCCTGTAGATTTCTTTCTGGAAGGACTTGACACAGAAGAAGAGTTGTAGAATAACAGATTCACTTTCTTATTGGTTAATACATAGTCTATATAGTGGCATAGTGTGCCCCGCAGAAGTTTTTTCATATCTTTCCTTCTGCGGGGCTTTTTTATGTCCACCCCCATCCAATAATTGCACTTGACTTATTTTTCTAGCGGATAATAAAGCAGGACAACTGCGACTAAGTACGCTGGATAATGAATACACAAGACGGGGTCACGGATACCGCCCCAAACGAGGTAACGGACGAAGGTTCGGGCAATCTCTCTCTTGAAGATTTAACACAGCGGTTCTTGCCGCAATCTGATGAAGGAGCGTCCGACGAAGAAACCACAGAATCCACCGAAGAAGAAGCATTAGACACTGACGACAATACTGATGTCGATGCTGGAACTGAAGAGGAAACTGAGGACGCTGACGAACAACCTGATGACTCGGATGACGAGGAAGAGGCTATCGAGCAGCTTGATGTTCTTTCAAAGTATAATTTGGATTTAGAATCCCTGTCTGACGACGAGAAGAAGGAGTTGAATAAACTTCTTGGAGGTTCCATGTATAAGCGAGTCAATAAGTTGACTGCTAAAAACAAGGCACTGGAAGACGAGTTGGCAGATTCAAAAGGCAATCCCCGACAAGAGGAAGCTCCATTAGGACTTGAGAGTGCAACAACTATTGAAGCACTTGACAAGGAGGCGGAGACATTAAACCAGACACTCGATTGGGTTTCTGAGACGCTTGAC